TCGCCGAGATGCCGGCGCACACTCACGACATCCAAACATTCAGCTCCGGCGCAACGGGTGGCGATGGTGGTGACATCCTGAACGAGCCGGACCCAGGAGTCGATCGCACCCATCCAACGGAAAGCACTGGAGGAGGCACGGCGTTCAACGTGATTCATCCGTGTCTTATCGCGTTTCTGTTCATCAAAACGTGAGCAATGGCCGACTTCCGCACAACGCAGCTACGCCCGATGACGGGCGCGTTCGATACGCTCAGCTCGGCAGATGAGGTCGGGTTCGGAAACTGGCGCGTGGTCAAGAACGCCAGCACCAGGTCATCCAAGAATCGGCAACGCAGTGGAGGATGGCGCCGCCTGTTCGCTGACAACTTCCCGTACAACAACGAGGACCTGCACGATCAGCTTACAGATCGGCTCGGCTACTATGATGAATACAACGGGCTGGCCCGGACGGGTGGCGGACTCGCTGGATACAGCTACGCCTATCAAGCTGCCAGCTACCAGCTCGGCGGAGACTTCTTTTTTCCTCCTGCCAGGAATGTTTACGCTCCGGTTTACATCGGGGACTACGAGCCGACCGAGGTGTACAACGGCTGCAACATCTTCTATCCGTACGCCGGCTATCCGTACCGCTACATCCGCACGCCTTACATCGTGCCTCCGACTTTCACGAACGGCTACCCGAACTACTACCTCTACAGCTACTTCTACACTTCGTGCGAGCAAGAGCATCCGACCTTCCAGTATCCCGGGTACCCCTACGGTCCAGCCACTCCGCAATACCAACCGGTCCTGGTGTACTCCTACGTTTACTGCGGGCAGGTGTTGCACACGCTCTCTGGCTGCCGTGAAGCGGTGACGATGCTGACCGAGGTGGTCACGGCCGCCGGGCGGAAGCTGATTGCCGCCACGATGAGCCGGGTCTATGAACTTAACCAGAGCGCCGGCAACTGGCGCATCCTGGCGGACGGACTTGGCAACAGTGGATACACCACTGACCAGTGCGGATGCAATTCAGTGCGCGGAATGTCGGCGACATTGGGTTCAACGCTCATCTTCACCAACGGATTCGATGCCCCGAGCACCTACGTTCTTGGAAATGATCCTTCAGGCTGCGGATTGCAGGCGCTCCAGACGATCACCGATCTCCTTGCCCTGGACATCACCCGGTGCGGCGGAGTTGTCGTGTGGAAGGGCTTCACCATCTTCTTCGACTTCACCGAGAACGGCGAGCGCATGGGAGGGACCGTGATGTGGGGCGACTTGGAGAACGCCGCGTCGTTCATCGAGTCGGATACCAGCCTGGCCGGCCGCGCGACCATTGCAGTTGGAGAAACGATCCTGAACGCGGCGCCGCTCGGGAACGCGCTCATGCTCTACACCGACAAGAGCATCATCCGCGTGACGTTGGTAGGCGGCGAGGACGTGTTCAACTTCGAGACGATTTATCGCGGCGGAAACTCGCTAAAGTACAAGTTCAGCCTGATCAACGGCGGTGACATTCACATGTGGCTTGGTGAATCCGATGTTTATGCGCTGTCGCAGTTCGATTCCCGTCCCGTTACGGTTCCGTGGATCACCAAGGCAGCCGGCATGATTTTCGACGGCATCACGGAAGACAACGCCTCCTACGATCCGATCAACAAGGAGGCGTGCAACTTGGTGACTGGCGGGTGGTCGGATGAGGCCAGGGAAGCGTGGCTGTCGTGGCCGACCGGTGACAACATCTGCCCCAACGTGACGTTGCGGTTCAACCTGAAGTTCTCCGCCGCAGACTTTATCGATCACGGGTTCACGTCGTTCCTGACGTTCAGGAAGGATGACCGTCCCACCATCGGGCAGTGGCTTGAAGACCTTGGCGTGTGCGCGCGAGGAACGCTGGTGGCCACTGGCTTCAAGGACGGGGAAGTTTGCACCGGGGCGAGCGCAGCGGTCGTCAATCCTCCGCTCTTCATCTGGAACGAGACGGAGAATCCGAACCTTGCGATCTCGCCAGACTCACTGTGCTCACGTCTGCAAGGCAAGACCATTGCCGACTACTGCGAGGACTGCGCCTCCGAGTCCACGTATATCGCCGCCTCCGCCGAGGACTTCTGCCTGAAGCAGATCGAGGATGACATCTACTACCGTGAGATGCTCGGCGGCAGCATCATCGCCTACGATGGCTACGCCTGTCACGGCGAGTTCTATCATCACGTCGGCTACGAGACGGTGATGCAGCAGGGAGCTGAGAGCTACAGGGCTGACGACGAGAAGATGATGAAGATGATTCAGGTGGAAGCCGAGCCGCTTCCGCAGTCGCTTCCTTCAAACCTCAAGGCCGAAGCTGGATATGGATCGCAGCCGAGTTGCTTAACTTGGAAGAGCACGAAGAATCAGAGCTTCGAGTGCCAGACGGACCTGACCGCTGCGCAACACACGGCTCGAAAGACAAGGCCGGACGGCACGTTCTACTTCCCGACGTGGGTTCGCGGCCGTTACCTGTCGGCGCGCTTCATCATCGACGGGATCGGCGGCGGTGGTAAGTTCAGCGCCATGCAGTTCATGGTCAAAAACTGGGGACAACAGGATTCTCCGTAATCGTCATGGCCTCCGATCGTCAACTGAGCCGGATCGCCCGGCGTCCGGATCAGATCCTGGAAGTACAGTGGGGTCCGATTCCGGAGCCGCCGCCGGAGATGGAAAGGCTGCCGGGCATCAGATCGTGGTTTCAGCAGTTGAAACTTTCCAGGGAACGGGACATCAGCAGCATCGAGCGGATGCTGAACAACCTGAACCAGCAGGCGGCTACAGCGTCAGGGTCGGCATCTACACCAGGACCGGCAGGTCCAGCCGGTGCCGATGGAGCAACCGGACCTCCCGGCCCGTCCGTTATCACTGCGCACGCAGTGACGCATCGCAACGGGGGATCGGATGTCCTACTGCTGCATCAGTTTGGAGACCCAACGGGGAGCGTGCAGTTCAGTCAACAGCAAGCCTTGCAATTCCGGGTGGAAAATAGGACAAGTGATCCAGCCACGCCAGCAGTAGGCGAACTGTGGCTCAGGACAGATTTGTAGATCGCGAGAATATGGCAACCATTCAACAGCCAATCATTTATCGGCAGATCGGGTGGCAGAAATGCGTTGCCTGTTCCGACTATAAGCGAATCCCCGGCCGCATGTGGCTCGGGCACCATCGCAATGGGGTGGACGATTTCATTCAATGCCCTGAGTGCAAAGGCACCGGACAGGTTCCGCGCTATCAGGTGCTTGATGCCAGGACCGGCCAGGAGATCGATTACGAATCTTACGGTCGAGACGAGAATGGAAACGTCACGTTCAACGAGAAACAAAAACACGAAAAGGAAACATCATGGCCAGAGAATACTCACTAAATGCGCAGACCCAAACTGTTGTCGCTGCTCCTCAGATGACGTTCCTCAATCCGCCAGCGGGCGGTGTCGCGGGCGCAGGGGCCGAACTCATCAGAGCCTGGGCGTCACAGAACGCCAATGCCACGTCGGCGCAACAAGGCGTACGCATCGGAACCAAAGTATCAGTCTTTCCGACGATGGTGGGTGCCACACCAAGCCCGCTCAAGGTTGTTGACCCAGCATCAAAGTTCGTCAGCGGAACCGGCGCTGCCGGCACGGCTGGCATCAACTCATCTGCCAACGGGGCTGGAGCTGAAGTCGGCATCTACCCGGACAACTTCAACGTGCTCAACGGTTGGCTTTGGGTGGCAACACCTACGGAGACCGTGGTGGTAATGCCTGGTGGAACATCCGGCATATTCACGCAGTTCGTTGGCACGCCGGGGACGCTGACGGGCTGGACCTTCGGAGTCATCTTCCGCGAGCTTGGCTAAAACCGATGCCTGTTCCTCCGGCCATTTCCGCGCACGCGCTTCAGTTCATGGGCGCGCAGCAGGTGCATATTGCATCGCTTACGGACGTGATCGGAGATGGGCGGAGTGCTGCTCGCAGCACTCCGCAGATGCTAACTCATGGAGTTGGCAAAGGCCCTGCGGTATTACGAAAGCAGTGGGCTCTCGACAGTACGCAGAACATCCAGAACCCGCCGTTCTCACGTCGCAAGAACTTGAATTCTGGCGGAGTCCCTTTGATCATCTGGTTCGATCCTCCTGATAACGAAACCAAGCGCCCATTCCAACCAAGACTCTACAAAACCGGCCCTGCCTTCGCCCTGTCGAAAACGATTCGGGACAAGACCTACGATGAATTCGGAGTCATCCTTCCGTTCTGCAAGGTGCTGGTGTTCCGAACTTCGGACAATGTGCTGATTGCCAGAACCGTATCGGATGCGAATGGAGATTACAGTGTAACAGTTCCAAGCTGATGCCTGCTCCTCAATCAGGACCGACTGGACTGCAGAGCGACAATATCGTCGCCCTATGGAGCGAGCCGGCCATGTCCGTCTTCTGGGAACGAAAAAAGAGTGGCCGGGTTCCTCCAAACAATCCGACCTTCTATTACGCCGTGTCATTTTTCCCACAGGACGGCTATTCCATAAAGCAAGGGGCAACTGTCAACACCCTGGT